CACGATGAGTTTGAAACAACATATCTTTTTTGTATGTTAATCCTTCAGACATAAAATATAACCATAATCTGCCATACATACCTTCAGTTTTGTTTTCCTTTGTCACGTTCCTACTTTTCAAAAGAGACACATGAAGATTCTCTTTGAAATCTTTTTTGTAGTCACGCAGAGGATACTCAAATCTTTCGGGCAAACTTTGCATCATTGTCTGAAACTCATCCTTAGTTTTGAAATAAAATGGATATTCATGACCAAGAACTTCTCTCATCATTGGAGTGTCATAAACCAAGGTGGGTGTTTTCAGATTGATAGGATCTTGAACTGACATATTCCAAGTTCCATATCCTTTAATGATACAAACAGAAGCATAGCAGTTTCTCAAGAAATCAGCATAGAGTTCTTGACTGTTTAGTACGTCTTTGTTTTTCTCAAGACCTTCATAAGCATACTTAAATCTTCCAGATTCCCACTCACCCTTTTCTTTTTCAACTCCTTCAAGGAATTCATCTTTTTCACCAAAATCATCAAGATCACCTTGTGATACTGGACTGAAACCAGAAAATGGTTGAGTAATTTTTTTATCAGTTGAATAGATTACATATTCAGATGGAAGACCTTCCATATAATTTGGAAGTATACTTCTTCCAGTTGTCTCGTTCCATCTGTGATTGTATGCAATAGGTTTACCTTTTTTATTCCACAATCCACCATCAACTGTAGGAAGTTCTTTGGCTTTGAGTGGCATATAAGTCAGTTTGTTTTTAATGATCTCTTCATTTAATCCAACAACATGATCTTTTTTACCCTTCCAGTTCTTCTTCCAATACTCTAAACTTGCTTCACTATGAACAAATGATTTCTGTGCAAGATTGACGGCTTCCATATGTCTGAAGAAAGTAGGTGGAAACAACTCAGCGGGAGATGACTCTGGACAATCTACCCAATGAAAAAAGTTGATACCATCAGTATTATTCATACCATAACGCAAACTCATCAAAGACCAAAGAACATTTGATAATAATTCTGGTTGATGACAGAAGATAAAATCAATATCAATGTCACACATTCTGAAAGACATGAATTGATTTGGTCTGTATTCAAATTCCACTCTACCATCAAATACTCTTTTGAATGTACTTTGACCAATATCAATTCTATTACTCAAAACAGATTGAGCATATGGATATGGAATCAAGGTTACATTTTCACTATTCATGTAAGGATGATCCTTAGAGAGAATAGAATGTAGATATATTTTATGATTATTGCCAGGTTTGAATCTACCAGGCACCAGAATATAATGATGACACATTGGTAGAAACTCAATAGTGTCTTCCATTACTTTCCAGTTTGAATCTAACTCTGGTTGAAAACGATTTCCTTTCCAACGAACAGGAGAAAGAACGTGAAGTATTCTCCTACCATAGAGAGGATAATCACCATATTTTTTTAGTAAATCACTCATACGAACTCACATTCTGCCATCAACTCAACAAGACAGGCGACAAGGTTAATCTCTTGGTCTGCAACAAAAGCAGATTTATACTGATATTCTGCAATTGTCAGGACCGCTTGTGGAATGGAACCTTTATCCACTACAGTATATAGCTCATCGTAAATTTTACGATAGACAGTTGCAGGATCATTATCTACATTTGCAACAACCCATTGTCTCATCTTGGAAAAGTTCTTTTCACGCAACGAATCTATCAACTCCTTGAGATTCATTTCCTTGATATTTGCAAGAACACCAGAATTGATTTCACCAGAAGTTGAGTATCTTTGCAACTCGTTTAGCACTCTGCGAAAATCTGGAAAGTGCTTGAGAACAAGTTTTGCAATCACTTCTTTATCATATTGTATAGATTCGTCTGAAAGAATACTTTCTACTCTTTTCATAAAACGAGATGCAATAACCGGCTTCTCTCCATTTTTAAGAGAAAAGTCAATCACAGCACAACGAGAATGAATCGGCTCTATGATACGATTTTTGTAATTACAAGTGAAGATGAAAGAACAATTATCCGCAAATCGTTCTGTGAAGTTTCTCATTGCTGGTTGAACAGAGTCAGCATTCATGTAATCTGCTTCGTCTATGATTACAACTTTGCGACTACCAGACAATGAGATCGTAGAACAAAATTGTGTCAACTTTGTTCTGAGAGTGTCAATCATTCTACCTTCATCAGAACCATTGATGATAAGATAGTCCGCCTGTGTCTCGTTGCAGATTGCACGAGCGGCAGTTGTTTTACCAATACCAGATGTTCCAGTAAACATCATGTTTGGTATTTTGTTTTGACTGACTACATCACGTAAAGTTTTTTTGATTGATTCAGGAAGAATACAATCTTCAATAGTTTTCGGCCGATATTTCTCAACCCATAATAAAGATTCTGACATGATTACCCTTCATATGTGGAGTTCTGTTCAAGAGCGATCCAGTATTCAAGGGAATCTGATTTTCGTTTAAAGTGTGATATTCTTTTAGAAGAGAGTTCTATATCATAACTTCCTTCCATGACTTTAGTAAGGTTTTCTGTTTTAAAAACCATTCTAAATGTTTTATCAGTTACTCCAACTTTAATAGAGAATATATCAGAACTGACATTACCAGTATCGGAAACAACAAGACGAATTGCTGTGCCATCTCCTTCTACGATTATCTCTGGCAAACCAAGAGTATTGGCTGCATTGACAACTTGTTTAAAGTCATCTGTTTCAAGTGTGAAACTGATTTCCGCCATTGGAAAACTTATCTCTTTTTCGGGTGGAGTTTGGAACATGGAACTGCTTCCACAATACCGATACTCAGCGTATCTCTTACCATCTGAAATTTTGACCGAATTTTCACCAAACTCAAGTTCAGGACTATCAAATAGATTGATAGTTCCAAGGAATCTATTCAACTCATAGATTGGAAAGTTCCTTGGAAAGTTCTCTGTAATTTTGACAGAGGCTAGAATTGTGTTCAAGGGAGATACAGTTTTGAGTGTATCACCTTCACGAAATTCTAAACTTTGATTGATTGTTGCGTAGTTCTTGAGGAACGTTACTGTGCTTTCACTTAATTTCATTACTATCTCCAATTAGATTATCATGTATGAATAACATTATTATTACATAGTGTGCGATCTTTGTCAAGTCCTTTCTGTTACGACCAGCTTTCTTTCCGTAACGTTGTGCGTATTTAATAATATTGCCGATGCAGAACCCCTCCCCATGTCCTGCATCAGCGATGAATTCAGTTGATTGTACTCTGTTTTGAGCATAATGAGCTGTGTATGTGGAATCAATGTGATTCTTCAATTCTTGAATATACTGATCTTCGTCAAATGCATATTCAATTTCGCTTTTTTCTATTTTTGGTTTTTCTGTTTCTTCGTTTATCATAATCTTTCACTCTGCTATCATTATCCATTCCATGTGATGCAAATTCAAGTTTTGCGAGGCTTGCCATTGAACCATTGAAAACATACGAACCAGTATGTGCCAATCTCATCCAAGGGCATAGATAGATTTTATAACCTATCTTTCTAACAAATTGACAAAAGAAATAATCTTCTGACAAATAACGATCACTTTCTCCAGAAATATCTCCAAGATATTCTTTTGAGTCAATGACAGTATCAAAATAAGCATGAATGTATCGGTCACCAGTAAAATGTTCAGAACGATTATGATCTGGTTTGTATTTAAATTGAGGAAATGCTTCTTTGAAATCCTCAAACACTTGTCTTTTAATCATCATAAAACCAGTTCCAATTTCAAGAACCTCTACTGGATCATTCACATTGATCTTATGAGTATTTTCTACTGGATTAAAAACATAATCACCAGTATATTCTTCAAGAACTTGTGGATCTTCGTCTGCAAGTCCCATGTCAACTGCATTGCGAACTTTCTCCCAAGCAATACACTTCTTTGGATATGGTCCACCAATTATGTCTTTGTCTAGGGCTGCAAGAGTAAGAACATCTTTTGGATCAAAATGAATATCTGCATCAATGAACATGAGATGAGTATAATCACTTCTCAAAAATTCATCACAGAGATAATTTCTTGCTCTTGGTATCAACGATTCATTGAAAAGATAGAAATATTTCAGGTCCATCTGATAATTTGCGGCAAGTGTTGACAAATCACAACACGCTTTTGTATACATTCCACCACACATCCCACCATACATGGGAGTACAAACCATTATTTTTGATTTACGTAATTCTTCAACTGGTATTTTGATGTCTACCATAATAACTCCACTTTAGGCCATAAAAAAAGAGAGTGAGATTTCTCCCACTCTCTATATATCAACCGATTACCAAGGAATCTCGTCAGTTTTGCCGGCTTCCCATTCTGACTTTTCAGAGTCAGAATTTTCTTCAACCGAAACCTTCTCATCCAACTTGGAGTAAAGGTCCATGAAAACTTCTTTGGTCTGGTCATCAAACCGAGCGACACACATTGCAATCGCTTTCATGCGGTCCTTGAAGATTGAGAACGCATGAACAATGTGAACCAGACGGCGAGTGGCGATGATTTCATCAACTCCACCATCATAGAAGGTCTTGCGAATCAAATCCGCCCAGTCAACCAGTTTTCCTGCATATTCCTCATCCACACACCCAAGGTTTTCCATGAGTTTGATGACGATTTTCTTCTCAACTGAAACAGAGGGATATTCTTGTTCTACAGTAACAGGAAATCTCTCAAGGAAGGCTTCGTTAAGAATGTTAGTTCCAATAAACCGACCATCTTCAGAACCTTTACCCTTAGTGTTTGCAGTCGCCATGACAGTGAAACCAGGCGCAGGACGAACAATCCGACCTTCTTTTTTGATAAGAAGTGGATTACCTTCCAGAACAGGCTGGAGACACATGATCTTGTTAGATGCAAGGTCAACCTCATCCAGAAGCAAAGTAGCACCACGCTCCATTGCCATAGTCACTGGTCCATCCTGCCAGACAGTCCGACCATCAACCAGAGCGTAGTGACCGATCATATCATCTTCATCGGTTTCAATGGTGATGTTCACACGAAAAAGTTCTTTCTTGATTTCAGCATGAACTTGTTCAATCATCATGGTCTTACCATTACCAGACAAACCAGTGATGAAAATCGGGTAGAACTGACCAGATTTAGCGATGGTCTTGATGTCATTGTAATGACCAAACTTTACGTAACCATTCACTTTGGAAGGTACATAAGATTCAGTTTCAGTTTTGGGAAACTCAATCACGTTTGAAATGTTTGGAGATTCAACCATAGGAGTTTCTACGACAGGTGCTTTTGGCATGGGTCTTGCCAGGGTTACAAGGTTACCACTCTCATCAAGAGTAGGAATACGAAATATGCCTCTGCGAACAGAGTTTTCAGATTGCCATACAAATGATGGTGCATACTTAGATAGACCACAATTAGTAGCCCAGTCCATCAATTCTTGACGAGACGCTTCACCATCTGGGAAGTCACGTAAAAGACCTTGAATAATTAGTTGTCGTTTTTCAGTTGTTGCCATAACAAATACTCCGTCTTGGAGGTTTCAAAAAGAAGAGAGGGTCAATCCCTCTCTCATCATCACAATTATATAATATCAAATAGAACTCCGAATGTCAAGTTTTTACGCAATCTTTTCAATGAATGCATTGAGCATCACACGATTTTGTAACTTGTTCTTAGTGTTCTTCTTGAGTGCTTTTCTCAGTTCCGACTTGGACGCTCCAGCACTCACTTCATTGATGTGATCCACACCATCAATCTCAAGACCTTTGGAATTGATGATGTAAAGTTCATCATATGCAGTTCCTTTTTCAATCCAGAATTTGTTCTTGCGAAACTCTCTCACTTCATCATCTTTCAGATATCGGTCAATGACACCGACAAGATTTTGAACTCTGGAACTTTGAGTGAGAAAGAAACCAAGAAGATTGACACCAGTTGTCTCTTTGAGAAACCTCAGATACAAACTGGTAGTATCTGCTCTTCGGTAGTAACCGCCACGTGATTGTTGATTCATTACTCTCACTCTGGTCTTTGGATCATCAATGACAACTTGACTGTCAATGACATCATAACCTCGCTCTTCAGAAGTGTTTCTGTAAGAATTGACAGGAGAACTAGCACCATCGGTCAGGA